AAGCCACCCATGGCGAATACATTCCTGAATAATTTCTCGATAATTATACGGGCATCCAGAAGAGATTTCAAATCCTGCTCGCGGGGTAATCAACAGCCCATCTGTCAGCGTGAAATTGGGATCTTTTGATCGCAAAGTACGAAACGGGCTTTGATGATTTTTAAATGCCATGGTGATCAAATTTTTCTCTAATAGACATAATAGATCTTTCAATTGTAGCATCTATTAATGATTTGTCAAAGGTGGTATAAGCGTGTCTTGTATCTGTATTACGCACAGCATCGATGCACTCATCAACTATTTGCCGAGCAAACGATAACTGCATTTCTGGATTGATGCTAGGGTAATGACTACCGCCTGCTTGTATTTGTAATTTTTTTAATAGTTCTTTGTTCATATTTTATCTGCTCTGAATTCGACGCCACACAACTTCAAATGTAGTTGGCTTTAACATGACTTCCCATCCCCGAGGAACATGCTCAGGGAAAAGACTCGTCTTGCCATTACTGTGTTTGTATAGTTTCATTCTTTAACTCCGAAATGTTGTTTAATCTTATTGTGTATTAGCCAAGAATATTCACATTCTTCTGTTTCCGGCGTCCACCACTTGGCAACATCGGCACATTCCTTGACAATCAACTCGGCGAACTTTGCTAAGGGAACATTATCCCAATTCTCAATAGGAAAGTCAGCATCATCTAGTCCAGCCTGTCTAACAAGTTGTCGAATTCGTTCGTTCATCCTGGATAACTCGCTGACAGAACTGCGCTAATGGCAGTAGGGTTTTCACTTAATTTATTAAGTTCGTACTTGCCACAAAATTTCAAAAATTGAGCACCTACCATTGATCGGTTAAGTTTTACACTTCCTTGAGCAATAGTTTCTGCAATCTTAGATTTAATGTTGTCGGGTTGCGCCTTCAAATCTACTAGCACACGATTTCTGTTGTAGTCGTCTAATACTTTATGCTCTTGTTTATTGTGATCAGTCCATTTTTGGAGCATGAGATTGTTCCAAGCGAAGCCTTTGTTATTTCGATCATTATATGCTTCTTGCAGTTTAGTTTTACGTACACCAGGAAAGGCGCTGAACACATTGTCAGTGGGATCACCTCGCATACATTTTTCAAACAAGATCCATTCGGGGTCGGGGATAACTTTAGGCTCTTTGGTCTTTTTGTCAATAACCATTTTGCCTTTTTTATCAAAGATGCCTTGCAGTGTATGCAGTTCATCGGCTATACCATTATACTGATTAACATTGTCAGACAGTAATTGATGGAAGTCTGTGTCACTGCTTACGATGGTGTGGTGATCCTGAGGGTGTGCTTGAATCCATCCTGCCACCAAGTCATCTGCCTCCAGTTGTTCGTGCCGGAGAACAGTACAATTGGTGCGTTCGGATAAGAACGTCTTAAGGTCGTCAAAAGCTTCCCAAAAGAGTTTATCTTCTTCTGCTTCTTTTTCGGTGAGTGCGGCGCGGGCAACTGCCCTGTTCTTTTTGTAGGGCTCATAAAAGTCCTTGCGCCAGCTACGGCCTTCGAGACAGAATACAACATGGTCTGCTTTCTGTTCGCGCCAAGCTTTATTAACGCTGGCAAGAGTTACGTGAATTGCAAAACCCAGTTTATCCCACGTATCGCTTTGGCGATGGGCACTGTGTCTTGCACGAAAGAATGTATTGGCTGTGTCAACAATAAGATATCGCATAGTGTAGTAATAATAGCATTTTATTCAAATTTAGTCAATATATTAGACTATTTTTTTGGTGCTTTAGCTTACTTCACTGCGGCCGCCACCCAAATCTTTACGCTGAATTCCGGACGGGGGCCTTGGATTGTTTGCTTCATATTGTTCGAATGTTTCCAGTACGACATTACGGCAAACATCCTGGAACCATTGGTCCACAATTTGTTGATCGTCTTTGCCTTTATAACCTGCCCGTACAAGTTTGGCTACAAAAATTTCATTCCAATCTAATTCGAAAGCACCGTTCCCAATATTTTCAGGATCTAGTTCGACACTTTCGATACTAACATATGGCTCACCTTTTTCAGTGGCCAATTCTTTGGGTGATTTTTTAACTTTCTTTACTTGTGGTTTTTTATCTTTGGGAACCGGGGCAGATTCTTTTTTCTCTGGAGGAACGTTGGGTTGAGCCGGTGTTTTCTCTGCAGATTGATCTTTATTAAATAGTTTATTAAATAGTCCCATTATTCATCCTTAACATTTTTAAAATAGCTTCGTGTCGATGATACCAACGATCTTGGATTAGAGGATCACCTGGACCGTGAATGATTCTACGACCTCGCATGGCCAAACCCCATATCCACTGATTAGTTGCAAAACATCGACGAGGAATGAAACTGTACTTATATTCGAATACTGCCCAATCATCGAAATTATCGTAGGATTCATAGTCAACGTAGCCAGCACCTACTCCCATCACTTCAGACCCCATTTAACTCTTAACCATATACGTTCGTGAATGTAATAGTCAACACTGAGTAAGATGTGTAGAGCTGTTGCAAAACCAGTTGCATTTCCTAGATTACCAGTAAACAAATAGGTCCAGAAAATAGTAAACAACCATGCAGTTAATCGATAGCTAATCATTCTAGCCACTGTTCTTTTTTTAGTTTCAATCATAAATTTCCTTTAAATTACTTGCCCCATCCGTTACCCCATAGGTCCACGTGAAGTCTCGGACTATAGTAATAACCTTTGCTCACTGCCCAATCGGCTACACGAACACGATTTTTTTCGTAGGGGGTAACAACTCCACCTTGCGGCATAACATATACATTTCCTTTAAACCCGCCTGATCTAAATTCTTTTACTGCTTGATCTACTTCAGCAAAGTGTTCTTCGGTTTCAACAACAAATTTAAGATACGTATGACCGATTTCTTGATAGCTGGCAACAATGTCAGGACAAATGGCATCTTCCCAACGTTCTCCACTGGCACTTAACTTAGCACTGACACTGAATGTAAGATTGTTATAAGTTCTACGCTCACCTTTAGAATTTAATTTAGCATTTAATGTCCAATTAAGTAAGTGATGTCTAAAAGCAGGCTGTAGTTCCTGTGTGCCGTTTGTTTCGAATGTTAAATTTTGCAGATCTAACATCGACGGATTGCTCAGTAATTCTTCATAGGCACGTTGCCAACCTAATAACGGTTCTCCGCCAGTGATAACAAGATGTACATCGTTGCCGTTGTCTTGTATCCATTTGTTATTGGGTGTAAGTTTTAACATACTGTCTACTAGATCTTGCGTGTCAGATGTTGGGCTTAATTCTTTAAACGCTGGATGCCAACTTGCATAACTGTCACAGCCTGTGTTTACTAAAGGAAGGCTGTTAAAGTCTTTATACAAATGAACATTTTTTGCAACATCGTCTGCTTCTGTGCTTTTAATTCCTGGCGCACAACCAAAGCCAGCACAAGTAAAGTTGCAACCAAAAGTTCTTAAGAACACACTAGGCACTCCTACGAATCTTCCCTCGCCCTGCGCTGAATAAAATTTTTCACTTACTTTAATTTTCATAGATAGTCGACCACTTGGTTAGTTTTTCTTTTTTAGATTCTTTTGCTTTATTTAGGTTATCAACAGATACAATACCTTGTTCTACTAGGATATCTACCATTGCTAGTACATCTCCAATTTCATTCTCGAGCATAGTAGAATGTAGTAATCCAGTTTTATAATGTGTACTATTAAGACCAAACCTACGGCATTTACTGACTTCAACGATAACTTCCCCACATTCTTCTTGCAGAATGTCCATTGTTTCTTTATAGTTCGCTGGGTTTGGTTTCATCTGGCGCACCTAGTAGTTTTAGAATTGATTGTGTTAGTTGATGTTGGTGCATATTGCTGGTGTATGCATAGTTATATCGGATTTGAATGAAATCAAATTCATCCATGCCTTGGTGTTGCATTTTGATATGCACTGTTCCGAACATGTCCTTGTCGGCCCATATTTTTGTAGGTAAGATCTCTACGAGTTCTACAGTTTTGATTTCCATAATTTACCAATGTCGAATTACACCAGCTACGATAAAGCAGTTGGTTATAATGTATGTTAACACAATTATCGTACGAATGCAAGCAATACGGTCAGCTTCTGCATCTGTATTGCCTGCTTTTTCTCCAAGGGCTTTTGCCCATAATCTCCAAAACTTAGTTATCGCTTTTAGCAACGTTTCCCTCATTGTTGACTAATCTCTTTTGCAAGTAATTGAGCAGTACGCCGTATGCAGGAAGAATAACCAATAAGCTTACGATAATTTTACTAATACTGTTATTAGTGGCAACAGTAAACCAATTTGCAGCCATAAATTCATTGGCGCCTTTGTAGAATGCAGTAAAGAAGAATGTGTATGTATCAAAAAATGTAGATACAATACTACTTAACGTAGGGGCAATCCACCATGTTTGGTACTTTTCACGAAAATATTGAAATACATAAACATCCAATAAATTACTTACCAAGTAAGCAACCCCTGACCCTAGGCCAATTCTAAATGCCACGCTGGCCGGAGCACCTCCTGCTAGTACCACAAGTATACTGACAATAATTGCCGGAATAAATGCTAAACTGATAACTGCTCGCCCGGTTTGTTTGCCAATTAACCTTACAGTTAAGTCGGTTAACACTACAACCAATGGAAAAGTAAATGCAGCTACTGCCAACGGATTACCAAAAACATCAATCTTAAATTGAACTACATAATTGCTAATAGCAATAATAATGATGTGTGCTAACATCAATTTATATGCCAACGCACGATCCACACCTGCTAAAAGTTTATCAAACATAATAATTTTTCTCCTTAGTGATTACGTTTGCCATCAAATACACATACGAAATATAACGAATGTGTATTTGACTTATTGTGAACACGATGAAATACACCGTCTTCTATTAGGACAACGTCACCACCCTGAACAGTTAAACGTTGATCATCTAATTCCATTTCGCCAATGCCTGACACAAAGTAATAAACTTCTTCTTGCCCTGCATGCCTGTGTCCTCTTGTGCTCTGTCCTGATTTTAAATCTGTAGAACTCAATACTAAATTATTTAGAGTTTTATTGTCTTTGAGAACATAAGTCTCATTATCTTTAACAACTTCGCCGCCGATATTATATATGCTGTATTTCATGCAAATAAATCCTCTCCCCATTCACGGTGACCTTCACGGAAAGCCATATTGCTCTGTGTCTCACGAACTTCTACGCGGTAGCACCATAGTCGTTTAGCTTCACCTTCACCCCACATCTCTGGAATGTAAACTCCATTGACGTACTTGTAAAGCATGTCGCTAAGGCCTTCGCAGCCTAGCCTAGGAAGCACAACTATCTTAGCCATGTTCTTTTCTTGTAGCAGTTTGAATGTTTCCATTTCTGGATCATCCTGTGCCACAATAAGTGTATGGTCAAATTGATCTTCTAATACTTTTTTAAGTTCTTTAAGACCGCCGTAGTCCGCGGCCCAATTGCGAACATCTAGGTCGTCGGTTCCAAAATAGAACTTCATTGAAAAACTGTAACCGTGAATTAGATTGCAGTGACTATCGGCTCGCCACTGGCGATAAGCACAAGGAAAAGCATCGTGATACTCTTTGGTGCTAGTATATTTGTAACTGACCGGGCCTATGTAAGGAAGGTTGTCTTCTAAGTGTCTGATTAAATCAGCTGTTGAGGATTTTGCCATCTCTAGTCTCCTTTATGTAAGTAGCAAGTTTGATGACATGCAGAATTTTTATAGAGGGATGAATGCCATAGAAGTCCTCTTGAGCAAGTATTTATGCCCACCAATTTTCATAAGGAAATACTATGCGTTCTTTTTTACTCTTAGCGATTTCTTCTCCGCAGAAGTCTACAGTAACTTTTGATTTGCTACTAACATTATCATAGATCACAGCAAACTTAACATTGTTGTTCCAAACTTCTTTCCAAGCTGGATCATTGGGTAAACACCCAGAGCGCCAATCTTCCATGAGATTATTAATGGTGTTGCCAGTGTCGTTAATGTCATTGACAATTAGAATATTTTTTCGTGTACTGGGATCAGTGGTAATCGATCCAGTAGGCCGAGGTGTAATTGATGACGATACATAGCCAAATGCATCTTCGGCCATCCACAAATTACTTTCTTCTTTGCTCAGCGCATTTACTGGAATATTAAAATAATTACCAATCATTACAGCTGGAATAATGCCACCCTGGACAATGCCCACGATGTAGTCTGGTCGCCAGTTGCTGACAGCAATATTCCTGCAAATTTTTGCAACAAGGCCGTGATATTCTTTATTAGTGATATTCATTTTCGATTCTTTCTAAATATTCTTTGAAATTATGATTGGTTACATTGTCTAAAAATTTTATGATAAACATAGATGCAATACTAGCATCTTCGCCATTAAAATGCAATCTAGTGCCACCATAGCCATTTTGATGATGATGACACCATTTGCCTCGGCCATATGCTACATAAATATCAGACTGTTCGCGACCGCGAGTATTCCAATATGTGTCTACTTTTTTACGGCCGCCTATGTGTTCATACCAATTAATTATATTGTCAGTCAATTGGTCGATGTCTATCCATATAGGATAAACTACAGTGCAGCCTGGTGGTAGTGCTATCATTTTGCTCTACTAGCCAAATATTGTTCCCACTGTACCCATTGGCCTTTGCTTAAAAAGCCCCAGTCTTTTTGCTGTGGACCTGGACAAAATAAAGTCCAGCAGGTTATGTTTGGATCAAGTTCGATTCTATGATAACTGGATGCCTTGCAGAATCTAAAATGACCTGGGCCTCTCCATACCGAAATTTCTCCAAATTTCTCGCCCTTAGAATTAAACTGCGGGATCCATTCCCAATATCCACCACGGAGTATCAATGTAAAATAAGGCCAAGGATGATCATGCAAATCGTCCGGATCTGACTTTAAGAATTTGTGTAAAAATACATTAAAAGGAAAACGCTTTCTATCTTTTAAAAAGAGATAATACCTTTCAAGATATGGTTGATCGTTAACACGATCCATTACGATTCGTTTACGTCCTAAACGATCTAACATTTTAAGAAACATCTTAAATCCTTATAGTATGCCTATACTTACATTATACATGTTATTTCAAAATTTATAATCTAATTTGGTAAAATACACATTATTATCTTTGATGTAAAATAATCCGTAATTATTATTAACGGCAATTAACATAGATGTGATAATGTTTGTTCCTGGTCTGTTAGCGGACAATTTTAAACTCCCTGACTGATTTAGGAATAAGTCGGGTGCAATCCACAAATCAATTTTACCGTCCTTGTTAAAATCTTTGAGTTGAGGAATATAATCGGATTCTATTTTTTGATAATAAACACTGTTTAAAGAGGATGTATCTTCGAACACAAAATTACCACGATTAATTAAAGTTTGAATATATCTTTCTTCAGTCCATATGTTATTTCGTGCAGAGTCCCAGGGTCTACTAAACACAATAATATCCAGCAAACCGTCATTGTTTATATCTGCTACTCTACAAGTATAGTCATGACTGGCTTCTACAGTAGAATTTCTGTCTAAGATAGGTGGAGGTAAAATGTGTCTAGCCACAGCATTGATATTTTGATCTAATTCAAAAATTGCAGTATCTGCAATTGGTTCTTTGAGACCGTTAATAGATAAATCTGTTATTACTATTTGTTGCCGACCGCTGTTATTAAAATCACCAGCGCAGATTCCATTTCCACTCATCCAAAGTGTGTCAGATTGATAGGTGTGTGTCCTAAATGTAAAATTTCCGTGGCCGTCATTAATCCACATTTGTCCTGCACTATTGATGACATCGATGTCTCCGTCATGGTCCATGTCAACAACAGTTGCATCGTGGCTCCATGTAGTTTGTGGTAAAGTCACACGACGATGCGTGGTTCCTCGCTGACTGATAAATGCATAACTTTGTCCAACTCCCACGGGGGTATCGTAAAACCCTGGCAAGAAGATATCATCTATTCCGTCCCCATTAAAATCTGCAACCAAAGGCACATGAGTGCTTGCTTTAATGTTGGATCCGATAATCTGCGAAGTAACGTCAGAGCCCCCGCCTGTGACATTTACTTTATAGATTTTAACAGGTGCATCATTAAATGAAAAGTTCCAAAACAGCCAACCAGAAACAATTACATATACACCACCGTCTCCTAAAAAATCTCCAGTGGCCATACCTGGCATCAGATTTTGAGTACTTGCACCAATTAAATCACCGTTGGATGAAGGACCGCCACCTCCGCCCCCACCTCCGCCACAAGCAGAGATCAGTACACACATAGCAAAAATTAAAATTTTTTTCATTGCACAGTTGCATCAGCAAAACGAAGAATTTGTATATTTTTTAAAGTTTCTGTACCAAATCTATTAGATACAATGAATCCATCTGTGGTTCGACTTATAGTATAACTGTTTTTTAATCCAGAAAACACTACTGTATTAGTACCAAGCCCGCCGTCAATTTTACAAGATCCCACACATCCGCCAGCAATGGTGTCATTACCTGCAAACGTTCGAATATTTTTACTATTATTTCTGTCAGTGATAACAATATCTTTTTTAAAGTCTGTGGTTAAGTTAATTTTTAAAGGAACATTGACCATGGTAGTCACTGTCTCCCCGGTATTGCTCAACGTCACAGCCTTGGCCATAAAATTAATTTTTCCATCCGGAGAACGATATGCTATAAATTTAGGAACTTCTTGATCGGCCACGGACCAAGTTATGGGCATGATGTCTGTGCTCAATGCATTGGCACGTATGACAGAAATAACTTGGTCGCCTAGATTTAAAAATTCTGAATGCATGGCAACATGAAACTGGCCAGTTCCATCATTTACAAGAATGTAATTACCGTGTAATGTTTTGTCTCGACAGCCCACTGGTTCACAATATGCATCTGTTTGTGCTAAAAAATAGCTCTTAATCCCGCTATTGTCCACATCTATCATACGCATACTGTAATCTAAGCCTGCACCTTCATTAAAAGGCATCTTGTATGTTTGATCAACGAATCTGTTATTACCTTGGTTGACCAGTAACTGTAACTGAGCTCTCCAACCAGGATTGATTTCCGATCCCACAATAATGTCAGGAACTCCATCTTGATTTATATCGTCAACCCAAATTTTTGGTTGTTTGGTTTTGTTCAATGGATCTTCACTGACATAAGCAGAATATTCTGCTTTATTAAAGTAAGGAGCAGGTGCCCCGGCAATGCTCAAACTAGTGCCAGCATATATAACTTGGTCAGTGCCATTGAGTAAAAAGTCTCCACTGGCCACGCTTAATCCAGATCCAGGCAATCGGGTAAAATCAAATTTACTTCCGTTATAGGTATAGACACCACTAAACGCATTACCAGTAGAATCGTTTCCGGTGACTAACACGGAGGGCTTTCCACCAAAGGTAATTAGTTTACTGTCTTTGATTATGACAGCATCTGTACCGTTGGATAACAGGGATATAGATCCTATCGAGTTTGTTCCTAACTTGCTAAAACTACCGTCCGGTTTACTAATAAATGCGGCACTGCTAACACCCAATGCAGGTGTTTCATTGTACGCCGGCAAAAACATATCATCCCTGCCATCGCCATTAAAGTCTGCAACAATGACACTACTAGCACCGTTTGTATTAGAATGAAGTACATACTCCGATGTAGCTAACCGCAAGCTTCCACTAGTTCGTTGCTCCAATAACGCTATATTAACTTGATAAGGATAACGTTCATTGACTAACCTGGGATCGTAGGCCCATCCGGCCAATACTACGCCTTCATACTGGTTTGTTCCGAAACGAATTATATTATAAGAATCAACTGGGTCAGTGGGACTACCAGTTTTAAGTCGATACATGTTAATATTCCAATTGCCTATAATCGACAATAACGATTTAACATTTTTAGTTTCATAGTCGGAAATATTAATTCCATGTTGGACCATAGTTCCGCTGTCGCTACCACCACCACCTCCACCGCAGGCAGTTAGTACTAAAGTTAACAGAATCGAAATCGTAAAATTAGGGCTCATGCCTAATTTTAACATGAACCCTAAATTTTGTCTGTGGTTTTAATACAACAGTTAGTTACGCAATAAACTTAGACTAACAATTTCGGATACTCGATTCGCTACATCTTCATCGTCGTGAATAACATGCACTGTATTTTCGGACGTATCTTTTTTTCTATTGTAATTTCGAACAGACACAATAATACCCCCTCTTGCAGGAGTAACCGAAAATCTCAATGTATTATCTTCGTTGTAGTCATCGGAAGTTGCAGTTAATCTATTGCTGATTACACATTCCGGTCCATCTTCCGGATACAGAAAATTTTTAAGTTTTTTCCTTAGCCAATTAGTCATCATTATCTCCAGAAAATTCTTCTCCGGTGTCCACATTTGTTAATTGAATAGGGCCATAAATCCAATGTTCGGTGTCATCGTTGATCCAACCGTCGCCTTCCATGCCTTCATACCAATCTTCATCCCACAAGGCTTGAATGCGTTCTTGTTCTTCTTCATCCATGTCATCGGGAAATGTCCACTCGACCCAACAGCCGTCATCCATTGAGTCCATTTCCCAATCGTAGTCAGTGGACATAACTTCATAACCGTCTGGGTTCTCTAGATCAATGTCGGGTTGTTCGTCGCTTTCACAAGTCCATGTTCCCCACCGAAAGCCTTCTTCTTTAATAACAGTGATACCGTCCTTGGTCCAAAATTGACGTTCAACGGCATTCTTTTTGTGTTGGTTGTTAATTTTCCAAATAGCCATAATATTTTCCTATATTGTTTATCGAGGCGCAAAATCTTGCTGTAATTTGATATTATCAAAAAACTCTTTTTTAGTGCCTGCGTCATCTTTAAATGCACCTTTTAACACAGTGGTCTGTGTCAGACTAGAGTGTGCCATGATGCCACGATTCTCGCAACAACCATGTGTTGCTTGTATATAAACGCCTACATCTTTTGCGCTTGTGGACTTTTGTATTTCCCTAGCGATATCATTAGCCAACTCCTCCTGGAGAGTACCACGTCGGGCACACCACTGTGCAATGCGGGTGTATTTAGATAAGCCAATAAGTTTTTGAGCGGCA